CATCGTCGGGCTGTCCGAAGGGTTGCAGGGCTCGAGCCTGAACACCGGCAACTATCAGGCGGCACGCCGCAACTTCGTCGACGGAGTCATCTTGGACCTCTGGAACTCAGCCGCGGGCGCCCTGTCGAACATCATCGCTGTGCCCGGAGACGCGAACCTCGCCACCGACCCGCGCGACATCAGCTTCCTCAAAGAAGACGCCGTCGAGCAGGCCGAGATCCTCCAGAAAGAGTCGATCACGATCCGCTACCTCGTCGACGCTGGCTACAAGCCGGACACCGTGATCCAGGCTGTCACGTCGAACGACCTCAGCCTCCTCGAGCACAGCGGCCTGTTCAGCGTCCAGCTACAGGCGGCGACCGCTCCGAAGCAGGGATTGTTCGCAGGCGTCCCGGTCCCGAACACGGAGCCTGGAGCTCCTCCCGCGGCACAGACCGCACCAGCGAACGGCAACGGCAACACGCCTCCGGTTCCGACACGCTCCGACACGCACGTCCACTTCGACTACGGCGCGTTCCAGCTTCCCGGAGCCCCCGACGTGAACATCAACGAGGGAGCGATCCGCACAGAGATCACCACACCAGACGTCCATGTCGACGTGCAACCAGCAGATGTGAAGGTTGAGCCGAACATCACTGTGGAAGCGCCGCCGCCCGCGAATGTCACCGTGGAACCGACACGGATCGAGGAAGGCGCCATCCAGGTGAACGTCGAACCGGCGGATGTGGACGTGACGATCGAGCGGTCGAAGAAGCGTCGCGTCGACTATGGGGACGGCCGCTCCGCGGTCGTGACTGATGGTGAGGCGAAACGGATCGACTTCGAGGATGGAGAGTCTGTGACGATCACAGACATGCCAGAGGACGACGATGAGTAGCCTCGTCTACGACGGATTCATCGAAGGATTCGCACGAGCAGAACTTGACTGGGTCGGAGACACGTTTCGCGTCGTCCTTGTCGGCGACGGGTACGAACCCGACCCCACCCATTCGTCGCGCGCAGATTTCGGCGACGCCGAACTCGGCAGCACACCCGGCTACGACCGCGGCGGGGCTCTGCTCCGCAGCCGCAAACTCGAACCAGTCGACCCGGCAGGACTCAGGCTCGTCGGCGGAGAAGTGAACTGGACGCATTTCACCGGCAGCTTCCGCTATGCGGCAGTCTGTCAGGACAACGGATCACGCTCGAGCGACAGGCTGATCCAACTCACGGATCTCGGCCACCAATCGTTCACTGACGCGAAGGTCACCGTCTCCTACGAGCGCGAGGGCGTCTGCGTATTCCAGCCGGAGGTGACGAATGGCTGACGAGAAAATTTCCCAACTCTCCGACGGAGGCGCACCACAGAACACGGATGAATTTCCGATCGCGCGAACCGGGTCAACGCTCAGTCTGACGTTCGCGAATATCGCCGCCGCGATCACTGGTGGCGTCAGCTCTGTGTTCGGCCGAACGGGTGCGGTCACAGCGCAATCGGGCGACTACACGGCCGCACAAGTCGGAGCTCTCCCCTCAACGGAGACGCTTGACCAGATCGCGACCGCGAACGCGACAGCAGCCAACGTCAACCTGAACAGCCACAAGATCACGAACCTCACGAACGGGTCCGGCGCACAAGACGCGGCGGCATTCGGACAGATCCCTACCGCGCTTCCGCCGAACGGAACGGCCGGCGGAGACCTGTCCGGCAGTTACCCTAACCCAGCGGTCAAAGCGATCACCGAAACGTCGGGTCCGACAGACCTTGTCGTCGGAACGGTCGCAGACGGACAATTCCTAAAGCGCGTCGGATCTACGCTCGTCAGCGCCGCCGCAGGATCAGGGACCGTCACCTCGGTAACCGCGACCGACACGTCGATCGTTGTCGCCGGGACAGGTGCAGCCCCGACCATCGCTACAGGAACATTGGACGTGATCGCGGCCGACCATCCTCCCGCGGCGAACTGGTCTAACAACAGCCACAAGATCACGAGCCTGTCGAATGGATCGGCAGCGAGTGATGCTGCTGCGTTCGGTCAGATCCCGACAGCGTTACCGCCGAACGGATCTGCGGGCGGAGACTTGTCAGGCACCTATCCGAACCCGGCTGTGGCGAAGATCACAGAGACGTCCGGGCCGACGTCTCTCACGATCGGGACTGTCGCTGACGGCCAGTTCTTGAAACGATCCGGTTCGACTCTTGTCAGTTCCCTCGGGTTCACGAAAATCTATGACAACACTCTCAGCTCGGCGGGCAACTTCGACACTGGGGCAGCCTCGATACCGAGCGGCTACTCGGCCATTCAGATCGTCCTAATGGGTCGCGGGACAGTTTCCTCACCGCAGGTCGACAACCTGGTGCGCCTCAACAACGATTCGGGATCCAGCTACCTTGATCTCGCTGCTCGCGCCCTGAATGCCAGCACGGTGAACGCTGTCGCGGACGCTGCTAGCACCAGCGCAGAATTCGGACAAGTCACCGCAGCAACGGGAACAGCGAACTATGCGGGCGTTGTCACCGGACTGATCGTAGGCTACGACCAGACGACGTTCTTCAAGCAATGCTCCTACACGGCTTCCTTCCTGAAAGACACGACTCCCAGCGGCGGATCATGGGTCGGCGGATTCATCTGGATCTCTACGGCTGCGATCACCAGGATTGGGGTGACTGCTAGCGGCACAACCTATGTGACCGGCACGCGCCTAATCGTCTATGGACTTCCCTAAACGAATGTGGCTAACTACCTCGTACAAGAAGAAGACGGAACCAGCCGCTTCACACTCGAAGACGGTTCAGGCTTCATCCTCCTCGAGGATGGCGTCACTCCTCCCACACCAACTGAACCTCATGGCGGCGGCATCATCCTTACGCGCCGCAAGCAAGTTCTCAAGAGCACTATCGGACGGTTCAGGTCTCGAGCTGTACGGATCATCGTCACCGCGCCCGACCCGCAGCTCACGGTCACTCTTATGCCTGTCATCCAAGCGTTCACCGTCCGCTCCGCAGCGGCTCCGATGGCAGTCATGTTCACATCGACCGCCTATGAGGCGACCAGCCGATACACGCGAAGACGCCACCCAGACCTCGACGAGCGGATCCGCATGATAATCATCCATGACGAAGAATGACCGGGACAGTCATCCATCCTCCGGCCCGCTCAGTGTGGGCTTTTTTACGCCCGCGAAAGGGGGCTCACGAATGGAAGAACTGACCCAACTGGACACGCCGCCTCGCGACGACCTTGTCCGCACGACGAGCACGTTCGAGCTGAGAAGGTCGGAGGGTAGTGACATGCCGATCCTCTCCGGCACGGCCGCGGTATTTGGCGAGTGGACTGAGATACGTTCCACTTACGAAGGCCACTTCTTCGAGCGGTTCATGCCCGGAGCGTTCAAGAAGACGATCAATGAGAACAAGAGCAAGATCCGCTGCCTGTTCCACCATGGACAGGACCCCGCGATCGGCTACAAGCCGCTCGGACCGATCACGAAACTCGCCGAGGAGGATGGAGGACTTCGATATGACGTCCAACTCCTCGACACCGACTACAACCGCCAGTTGATCCCAGGACTCGAGGCGGGACTGTACGGATCGAGTTTCCGGTTCGGCATCGTCCGCAAAGACGATGTTCGTTCACCGAAGCGTTCCGCATGGAATCCGAAAGGCATCCTCGAGCGGACGATCAATGAGTCCTATCTTCGCGAGCTCGGCCCGACACCGCTTCCCGCATATGCGGGAACAAGCGCCGGCGTCCGCAGCCTCACAGACGAGTTCGTGCTCGGACGGTTCCCCACCGAGGAGCTGCTCCGCCGTCTGCTCGGAACGGAGCAGCCGACCAGGGCTGACATCGAATCGGTGTCGATCCTCACTCAGATGTACCAGCTCGGTCAGGCGTTCATCTCGGTCGAAGACGACCCGGACGACCAGCCTGACATCGCATCCATGAACACAATCCTCAGTACGCTTGGGGATCTCATCTCGACGGAGGCGCAGGAAGACGAGCAGGGTGAGCCTCCCGACGCAGATGAGATGATGAACGGCGGCAGAGACGCCGCAGACGCACCCTCCGGTGACGCCGTCCTGACGGGCACGTCCGAACTATGGAGAGCCGCAGACAAGGACGAATCGACCCCGCTCTGGGGTCTCGATCGGGACGAAGAGGAGGTGGCGC